ACCTTGTGAACCAACGTAACCTGTATTTCCTATGTTACCTTGATCGCCTTTTGATCCTGTGTAACCTAAATCTCCTTTAGAACCTGTGTAACCTAAACTTCCTGTAGAACCTGTAAAGCCTGTATCGCCTTTTGATCCTGAATAACCTATATCACCTTTAGAACCTGTATAACCAGCTGTAAGAGGTACTAACTCCCAAGCAGTTCCATTCCATTTCCATGTACGATTGCCTAATGTGTATGTTGATACGTTTGGTGTTAACCCTGTTGAAGGAAAATTTATGGCCATTTGTTTTCTTTTAACCTTTTGTGTTTAGTTAATTAGTGTAATTATTTATATAAAAAAAATGTTCAGAAATGCTTTTTTTTAAAAATATTTTTAAAAAATAAAATTCAGTATATGTATTTATAATTTTTATATTTCCTAACCAAATCTTCTAATTTTTGTTCTAGGATAAAGATTTCCAGTACTTGATCTGTTTTTAACAGTGTTTATTGCTACATATCCTGTTAATCCTCTTTCCTTTTTATAAAACAAATATCTATTATTTGAAGAATCACCTAATGACAAATAATCTCCTGCATTTCCACCCGTAGATGTTATTCTATTTAAAGTAGAATTATTTACTAAGTAAGTAAGACATTCTGATTGTGTTAAAGAAGGAAAATTTTCTAAAAGACAAGATAACACACCAGCAACTTGTGGAGTGGCCATACTTGTACCAGAAAGTGAACCTATTTTATAATTTGAATCTCTCGGGTCATTTGCTAGTGTAATTCCAAATTCAGTAGCTGCTGTTGTATCATATACTGAAGAAGTTATAAATCTGCCAGGAGCGTAAACATTCACACGGCTTCCATAATTACTAAAATTTGATTTATTTTCTGCTAAAAATACTCCTACACTTCCTACACAAATTGCATTACCAGCAGATCCTGGAGACATGCCTTTTGAATGATAAATCGAACCAACGTTTGTTGAATATACAGAATTACCATAATCTACTGAATCGGTTGTTGCACAATTCCAATAAGAATTTCCAGAAGCTCCTAAAACTATTAATCCGTCATTTATAGCATCTATAACATCAGCATCTAAAGCTGCTACTCTAGCAGGAGTAAGATGTAAAACTGATTCATTAGGAACAGGAACTCCATTGTTTTCAAGAATTACTTTTTTTTGAGCATTTGTTAACCCGTTTAAATCTGTTGTTGTTCCTCTATAAGTTACTTCAATAATGCTCGCCATATTTAAATCGCTATAACCGTAACCCCAACTATTAGTTACAATCGTAGGATTTTTTCTACCTGTAACGTTGTTAATAGGTTTTGTTCTATGAAATTCTCTAATATAATCAAATACAAATAAAGTCCAATCTCCAGAAGGTCCTCCTGCACTTGTATAATTAAAGTTAATATTATAAATATTTGCATCTCTTGCCCAACCTTGAGTATTTCCTGCAACTATGCCGGCTACATGCGTGCCATGATTGGTCTCAATATAACTATATGAATATGGTTGTGTGGTTGTATATCCTAATGATGAACTATGTTGAAACCAATTATAAGCAACAAATCTACTCCCACCAGTACCGTCCACATTTACAGCAAATTCAGGATGATTTCCATTTATATGAGCATCTACAACCACAACATCAACATTTTTTCCTGATGACGTTGTATTAATTGTTTGTGTTGTTTGTGTAAAAGAACCGTCTGTGCCCCAGTTACTTAATGGTTGTTGATTTGTTATACTATAAAGTCCCCAATTTTTATCATTAGTATCTATTGAGTTACTTTTTTCAAAATTTCCAGTTTGAGACCAAAGAAGAATAGGCTCGATACCCATTTCTTTAGGTAATAATTCAACAGATAAAACTCTAGGTTCATTTCGTAATAAATTAGATTCTTCATCAGTTAAATAATAATGTGTGTTTCTACTAGTTTCTCTTATGTGTACAATTTCTACTTTTCTATTAGGAATAAATTCTGTACCAATATTGTTATCCATATCATCATAAAAAGAATCTATATCTGATCTATTGCGTACCGTAACAATATATTCTTTTTTATCAGACATTTTAAATTTCTAATTGTAAAATTGTTAAAGTTACTGTAATAGTTGTTGTAGAACCACTTTTATTTTTTACAGAAATAGGAATATCAGTAACTATAGTATTTTCATTATTAAATCCAAAAACACCAGGAGATATTAAAATAGTTTCATTAGTTGTTGTTATTACTTCAGCAATAACTCCTGAACCAGGAGATGGGTCTGTCGTTTCTGTTCTACTACTATCACTACTACGTGATGTCGTGTCATTATAAATTCTTACCCATGCGGCCGCTGATGTTTGTATTTTTAATAAAGCATAACCTTTAAATCCTGTAATAGTTAAATTTTCAGAACTTCCATCAGCTAGTGAAGAAGATGTAACTGAAGATGTTGATCTTGAAGAAGCTCCAGTACCTGAACTTCCAGTATAACCTGTACCACCTTGTGAACCTGTATATCCACCTGCATCTCCTTTAGAACCTGTATAACCTGTAGTTCCTTGAGAACCTGTATAACCACCAGCATCTCCTTTAGAACCAGTATAACCTGTAGAACCTGTGTAACCATTTCCAGCTGATCCTGTATATCCTTTTGAACCTGTATATCCACTTCCTGCTACTGCAGCTCCATTAACTGTAAAAATACCTGTTGGACTAACTTTAAGTATGTTAGTTCCTGCTTTTATAACAATTTGATTTGAACATCCTGCGCCACCTCCAACTGCTCCACAACCTATAAAAATATTATCAGTACCTGAAGTATTAGCACAACCACAAGAAGCGTAAAGATTGTAAGATCCAGCGTAAAAACCAATAGCAATATTATTACCACCTGTTGTATTAGTTCCACCAGCGCATTGACCTAAAAATATATTATTACCACCTACGGTATTACATTTACCAGCGCCATTGCCTACATAAAAGTTTTCAGCACCTGTTGTGTTTTTTAAACCAGCAAAAGAGCCAAAAAAGTAATTATGAGATCCTGTAGTATATTGGCCTGCCCCCCTACCCATAAAAATATTACCTTCACCAGTTATAAGATTATTTCCAGAATTTCTACCTAAAAGAATGTTATAACCACCAGTTGTTAATTTTGAACCAGCATTATGTCCAACAATAATATTACCAGTTGAAGAATTTGCATATTTACCTGCACTAGCACCTATATAAAAATTGTATCTTCCTGTTGTATTACCGCAACCAGCTAAAGGTCCTATAAAATAGTTATTATCGCCTGTTGTATTACAAGCACCAGCCCATGGACCAAGAAATATATTGTTATATCCACCTGTATTATTACGACCAGCACAACAACCTATAAAAATATTACTATAACCTGTTGTTGTATATAATCCTGCTTGACCACCTATAAAAGTGTTACTATATCCTGTTGTATTACAAAAACCTGTTCTATAACCTATAAAAGTATTGTCAGAACCGGATGTTTTATAACCTGATTGTTGTCCTATAAAAGTATTATTACAACCAGTACTAGAATATGTTCCTGCCTCATTTCCTACATTAAAATTATTTGAACCTGTTGTTGTACATCTACCACTACTGTCTCCTAAAAATATATTGTTAGTACCTGTAGTATTATATTTACCAGAATATCTTCCTAAAAATATATTATTATTAGCTGTGGTGTTAGCTCTTCCACTAGATACTCCTACAAAAATATTATGAGCTCCTGTAGTGTTACAAATTCCAGTATTAGCACCTATAAAAGTATTTAAAGATCCATCTGTATTTTTAAATCCAGCACATCTACCTATAAAAGTATTATATTTTCCTGTTGTAGTACAACGGCCAGCACCAATACCTATAAAAGTATTATAACAACCTGTCGTGTTAGCAGCACCAGCACATTGACCAGCAAAGAAATTATGTAAACCTGTTCCACCTGTGCCTGTCCCTATACCAGCACCAGTTGAAACTATATTTGATGTATTACAAGTAGCAAATGGGCCTGATGTTCCTGCTGAACCTGTATAACCTATAGAACCTTGTGAACCAACGTACCCAATATTTCCTAATGAGCCTGTATAACCTAATGAACCGGTATAACCAGCACCTGCTGATCCTGTGTACCCAATATTTCCTAATGAGCCTGTGTACCCAACTCCAGCTGATCCTGTATAACCTATAGATCCTTGTGAACCAACGTAACCAATATTTCCTAATGAGCCTGTGTAACCTGTTGAACCGGTATAACCAGCACCTGCTGATCCTGTGTACCCAATATTTCCTAATGAGCCTGTATAACCTGTTGAACCGGTATAACCAGCACCTGCTGATCCTGTGTACCCAATATTTCCTAATGAGCCTGTATAACCTAATGAACCTGTATAGCCAGCACCTGATGAACCTGTATAACCAATATTTCCTAATGATCCTGTGTAACCTAATGAACCTGTATAACCTATTACACCTCGTGAACCAACATAACCAATATCACCTTTTGATCCTGCATATCCTGGTAATCCTACGTTTGAAAGTTCTACCCATTGGTCCGAATCACCATCATAAATCCAAGAGTATTCAATACCTGTTGTAGAATCAATCCAAATGTCTCCATAGTTAGGACTTCCTGGAGGAGTTGATGCTGTTGTAATTTGTAATTGTCCTTTTGAACCTGTGTAACCAACTGAACCTGTGTATCCAGCACCTGCTGATCCTGTGTAACCTAAACTTCCTGAATAACCAATATCTCCTTTTGAACCTGAATATCCATCAACTCCGGCCGATCCTGTAAATCCTGTTGAACCTGTGTAACCAACTCCAGTTGATCCTGTATAACCAACACCTGTTGAACCGGTAAATCCTGTTGAACCAGTGTAACCCGTGCCTGTGGAACCTGTATATCCTACTCCAGCTGATCCTGTATAACCAACTCCTGCTGATCCTGTAAATCCTGTTGAACCAGTGTAACCAGCTCCTGCTGATCCTGTGTAACCTAAACTGCCTGTATAACCTAAATCTCCTTTTGAACCTGTATAACCTCCACCTCCTGCTGTATAAGCTGTCCAGTTTGCTTCAGCATTTGGCATAGCACCTGTTATAGCACTACGTGATTCACCCCCTTGTAATTTGTAGGTGTAGTAAGAATCTCCTGTTCTAGTTGTAGCTCCTGCTGTATATCCTGTTTTAAGATATACTAACATACCTTCTTGTATTCTAGCACCAGGAATATCTGTTAATCTATCTCCAGAATCTCCACTTATACTTTGTAAAGCACCACGAATTTCCGTATCTAATACAATAGGTGCATTAGTGTTAGTACTCCAGGTACCTGGCCAAATATTTCGAGTTAAACCACTATAATTAGATGACATATTATCCTATTTGTACGTAAGTTATTCCTGGTTGTAAAGTTATACCATAAATATTATAATTAACAGAACTATATCCTGCTGGAGGAGAATCTGGTTCTAATGAAACTGTTCCACCATCCGTATAAGACACATCACTTAATAATCCTGCGCTAGCTCCCGTTTTAAAAGTTGTTGGTTGAGAAGCTGAAGATTTAACAGCAAACCAAAACGCTCTAGGATTAGTATCAGTATTATTTATTGCTTGTACAGATAAAGTTTTAGTTTGATCTGCTAATTGTGTTACTACAGATTCAAAACCTGTTCCTGTTGCGTCATCAATTATATCTACTCTTGTTGGTAATGTTCCTGTACTTGTTGTCCATAACCAAAAAGATGGATATGTAAATGTAGCAGCAATACTTGATGTTGTAGAACTTAATGTTGCTGTATAAGAAGTGCCTGTTACACCAATAGGTCTTGTAAATGTTGTTGTGTTGCTAACTGTTCTTGTAGTACCTGTATTATCTTTATGTATAGGTGTTGTAAATGTAAATGTTCCATTTCCTGTAGAACTACTCACAGTACCGCCTGATGCTGTAATACTATGAACATAATTAGCAGCTGTAGTAATACCTGTTACAGAAGTTGTGTAAGTTGTAGATGTATAAGTTTTTAAAAATGTTGAACCACTTTTATCTGATTTAGATAAACTCATTGTAGGTGTTGCCCAAGTAATAGTAAAACTAGCATTACTTGTTGTGTACTCTGATTCTGAACCTGGATTGTGATTAAATCTAACTGTAGCAGCTGCTGAACCTCCAGTGATTGTAGATGAAACAGGTCTAATATATGATGAACCATTTGTAGTAAAAGTTTGTGTCCAATCTATAGTAGCTGCTGGTGTATTACTTTTAGCTCCTGCTGTATATGAACCTAATGTTCCTGTTACACTGCCTGATGTTCCTGTTATTGAATAAACTGAACTAATATAATCACTTGTTACATCATCAGGATTTGTTACTGTAACCGTAAATCCAGTTGCTGCTACGTCCCAATTTGGAGAAGCACTTGGTGTTCCTGCTGATGCTAGTGTAGGTGTAAATGTTGCTAAAGTCAATCTTAAAGCATTAGCGACAAATTCTGCTGTTCTTACAGTAGATGTTGTTCCACTTTCTGTGTAACCCGTAAGTGTTCTATAAATTCCCGATGTTGTAAAAACTAAAGGACTATCTGCTCCTGATCCTGTAAATCCTACAATACCTTGTGAACCTGTAAATCCTGTTGAACCTGTATAACCAACTCCTGCTGATCCTGTGTAACCTAAACTACCTGTATATCCTAAATCTCCTTTTGAACCTGTATAACCATCTCTGCCAATTGTTCCATCAGTACCTTTTGATCCTGTATAACCTAAACTTCCTTGAGAACCAGTATAACCAGCACCGGCTGATCCTGTATATCCAACTCCTGTCGAACCGGTAAATCCTGTTGAACCGGCAGATCCTGTGTAACCTGTTGAACCTGTATAACCAGCACCTGCTGATCCTGTGTAACCTAAATCTCCTTTTGAACCTGTAAATCCTGTTGAGCCGGCAGAACCCGTATAACCAGCACCTGCTGATCCTGTGTAACCTAAATCTCCTTTTGAACCGGTAAATCCTGTTGAGCCGGCAGAACCCGTATAACCAGCACCTGCTGATCCGGTAAATCCTGTTGAACCTGTATAACCATCTCTACCAATTGTTCCATCAGTACCTTTTGATCCTGTGTAACCTAAATCTCCTTTTGAACCGGTAAATCCTGTTGAGCCGGCAGAACCCGTATAACCAGCACCTGCTGATCCGGTAAATCCTGTTGAGCCGGCAGAACCCGTATAACCAGCACCTGCTGATCCGGTAAATCCTGTTGAACCTGTATAACCATCTCTACCAATTGTTCCATCAGTGCCTTTTGATCCTGTATAACCTAAACTACCTGAATATCCTAAATCTCCTTTTGATCCTGTGTAACCAGCACCTGCTGATCCGGTAAATCCTGTTGAACCTGTATAACCATCTCTACCAATTGTTCCATCAGTACCTTTTGATCCTGTGTACCCTAAACTTCCTTGAGAACCTGTGTAACCAGAACCTGCTGATCCTGTATATCCTACTCCAGAAGATCCTGTGTAACCAACTCCTGCCGATCCAGTAAATCCTGTTGAACCTGTATAACCAGCACCGGCAGATCCTGTATATCCTATAGTGCCCGAACTTCCAGTATAACCTATATCACCTCGTGAACCTGTATATCCACCGGCATCTCCTTTAGAACCTGTATAGCCAATACCTTGAGAACCTGTATAACCTGTATTTCCTTGTGAACCAGTATAACCACCAGGATCTCCTTTAGAACCTGTGTAGCCTGGCCCACCTCTGGATGGTAGTGTAACTCTTACTTGTTGTGTAGGACCTTTAATTACTGGCATTTATTTTTTTAATTCTTTAGATTGACAAACCAACCATATTATGTTATAGTATATTTATAAATAATCTTAACTTTATATGAATGTATTTTAAATGATTTCTATAGCAATTATTGACATCATTGGATTGACTTACGATGGTGATACTTTAAACAAAAGAGGTTTAGGTGGATCTGAATCCGCTGTTATTTTACTTGCAAAAGAACTAGCCAAAAAGAATTTCAAAGTAACAGTATTTAATAATTGTATAGATAAAGAATCAAAAGAAGGAACATTTGATAATGTTCAATATATAGATCACACTATATTAGATTATAAAAACGACTTTAATTTTGATGTGGTTATATCTTCCAGAACGGTAATACCATTTTTACCTCCACATTTATATAATCAATTCGAAAATTTTAAACCTCAAAGATATTCTAAAATAAAACAAAATGCTAAATTTAAAGCAATGTGGATGCACGATACTTTTGCTAAAGGTGATCATTTATTAGAAGATATGATTGTTCATAAAGATATAGATGAAATGTTTACTCTTTCAGATTTTCATACTTCTTATGTAACTACATGCGATCATGGCAAAAGAAGAAATTTTGAAGTACTGAAATCTCATATGTTTATGACACGTAATGGCATTGTACTTTACAAAGATGAAATAGATATAAGACAAAAAGATCCTCATTTATATGTTTATAATGCTTCTGTTACAAAAGGTATGTTACCTTTAGTTGAGAATATGTGGGAAAGAATTAAACAACAAATACCTGAAGCTAAATTAAAAGTAATTGGTGGTTATTATAGATTTAGAGAAAATGCTGCTCCTGATGAACAAGAAAAAAAATGGAGAGAATTAGTTGTTGATGAAAAATATAAAAAATTAGATGTAGAATTTACAGGTATCATTAAACAATCCGAAATAGCAGAATTAATGGCAAAAGCCAGTTTCATGTTATTTCCTGGTGCTTTTCCTGAAACATTTGGTATTTCAACTTTAGAATCTTTAGCATATAACACTCCTTTAATTACAACTCGTTTTGGAGCTTTAGAAGAAACAGCTGTTGAACAGGCCTGTTACTTAATTGATTACGCAATAGAACCAAATAGTCTTTTTAGATTTATTGATAAAAAAGAACAAGAAAATAAATTTGTAAATATGGTTTTACAGACCAATGATAATAGATATTTACATCAACAAAAAATGTATTCATGCAATATTATAAAAGACATTGTAGGTTGGGATTCTGTAGCATTACAATGGAAACAACATATCTATAAAAAATTAGGTGAATATCTTTCAAAAGAAGAATATAAAAAAGTAAGTCATATCAATTCTAGGGTTAAAAAAGTATTTGGTAGAAGATTTAGCAATTACGAAGAAAATTATTTACCAAGAAATACACAACAAAGAATTGTTTTGATTACGCCTACTTATAATGCTTCTAAATATATTGAGAAATGTATTAAATCAGTTATTACACAAGACTATGATAATTATTTAATGATTGTTATTGATGATTGTTCTACAGATAATACTTATGAGTTAGCTAAAAAATATAAAAGTGATAAGATTAAAGTGATACGAAACACAGAAAATAAAGGTGCTGTAAGAAATCAAATAGAATCAATAAACAAATTTTGTGAACGTGATGATATTGTAATGTTTTTAGATGGAGATGATTCTTTAGTAAACGATAATCAAATATTTCATTTTTACAATAATCTTTATGATGGTACAACTGAGTTTAGTTATGGTTCATGTTGGTCGATGGTAGATAATATACCTTTAGTATCTCAACCTTATCCAGAACAAATTAAAAAAGAAAAGAAATATAGACAATATAAATTTAATTGGAACATGCCTTACACTCATTTAAGAACATTTAAGGCATATCTTTTAGAAAATGTTGATGAAAATATGTTTAAAGATGAAAATGGAAAATGGTATAAAGCAGGAGGAGATGGTTCTATTTTTTATTCTCTAATAGAAAAATGTCAACCCGAAAGTATTAAAGTAGTACAAGACATTGTTTATAATTATAATGATACACACCCTTTAAATGATTATAAAGTAAACTCTGAAGAACAAACTAAAAACGCAAACAGGATATTAACTCAATGAAAAAGATATTAATTGCTATACCAACAAACAAATACGTTGAAACAAAAACAATGAAGGCCATCTACGATCTTGAAGTTCCTGAAGGTTATACTACAGAATTACAATTTTTCTTTGGTTATCAAATAGATCAAATAAGAAATTTAATAGCACATTGGTCAACTCATTATGATTATTTGTTTTCGGTAGATAGTGATATTTCTTTTTCACCAGATACACTTAAAAAACTTTTAAGTCATAATAAAGATATGGTGTCAGGTCTGTATATACAAAGAAAACAAAACGAACATATATTAGAAGTTTATGAACCTAATGAAAAAGGCGGATGTTCAAATATACCATTTGAAAAAATAAAAGATATTCCATTAGTGGAATTAGTAGCATGTGGTATGGGCTGTGTATTAATTAAAGGAGATGTTTTTAGATCAATATCTTATCCTCATTTTGTTTATCATTCAGCAATAGATCATAAAAACACAATATCGGAAGATGTTGATTTTTGTAGAAAAGTTAAATCAAAAGGTTTTGGAATATTTGCCGATACAACAGTACATTGTGAACATATAGGTAATACAATTTTTAAAGTAGAAAGTACAACTAATACACCAACTTTAAAAAAAGATGAACTTAATATACCTGATAGATTAAAAGATTTATCAACTAAAAGATTACTACCTCAAATACATGTAGATTATTTAAAAAGCTTAAACATATCACCTAAAGTAATTTACGATATAGGTGCTTGTGTTTTACATTGGACAAGTGAAGCTAAAACAATATGGCCAAATGCTGAGTATGTTGTTTTTGAAGCTATGTCTGAGTGTGAATTTTTATATAAAGAAAATAATTTACAATATCATATAGGTGTATTAAGTGATGTAAATGATAAAGAAGTTAATTTTTATAAAAACACTTATCATCCTGGTGGAAATAGTTATTATAAAGAAAACGAACAAATCAGTTCTGAATCTAATAAATTGTATAATGAAAGTAATAAAAAATTATATAAAACTAAAACTTTAGATGGTATCATAAGTTCAAGAAATCTACCTATGCCGGACTTGATAAAAATAGATGTACAAGGTGCTGAATTAGATGTACTAAAAGGATCTAAAGAAGCTTTAAAACATTGTAAAGATTTAATATTAGAATTACAAATAGTAGAATATAATAAAGGCGCACCTCTAAGAGATGAAGTAATTAAATATGTTGAGAATTTAGGTTTTAGATTAATTTCAGGACCTTTTTGTGATAATGGCCCAGATGGAGATTATCATTTTTCAAAAAACAATACCGAAATAAAATTACCTACAAACAAATTTTTTAATTATACAGTGTAAGTAGAAACTACGCCAGGATAAACAGTAATAATACCTTCAACCACACGAGTTACAGTGCTGTCAGCTGTGTTTGTTATTTCAACATCATATACCCAACGTCCATCTTCTAACAAAGCAGTTGTAGCTGGATCCAATTTTATAGTTACAATTCCGTCAGCTTCATAGACAGTAATATCAAAATATACTCTATCGTAAGTAACAGAATACCCCTTTGACATTTTGCCTTGAGCTGTATAACCCGCTAAGTTAAAAGCTGTACCATCATCATTTTGTACCAATACATCACTTGTAAATGTAGCGCCAGCGTCTATTGATAAGTTTGCTATACCTGCCATTTTTTATTCTTTATTATTTTCTTTTGGTTCTTCTAATTTTTTTAATTCTTCATTAATTTTAGAATTATAATAGTTTGTAAGAACATCAATTTTTTCAAGTTCCATAACTATTCTAATTCTACTATTTTGTATTTCTTGTCTAGCTATAATGTAATTTTTTAATATGTCGTCAAACTTAGTTTCGTCATATTCTTTACCGTTTATATTAATTGTCATATCATTCACCTTTATGTTGTTATATTACTATTTATAAAAAAAATTCAGCCATATAATAATTCTTTATGTCAGGTACTATACCTTTATTTTCATTAAATGGCACAACTTTTAGAAGGTAAATAAACCATATATCTTTATTATAAACTCCAGTCTTTAGGAAAAAATTTTAATAATTTATTATTATACATTATATTTTTTAAAACTTGTTGTTCATTAAAAAAATAAATATCTTTCTTCTTTTTTTTATATTCTTCAAATATAATAGAAGCTATTTCATCATTAAACTTTATATGTAATATTGAAAAATATTTAGTAATATATTCTTTCCATATAAAAGATGCTGTTTTATTGTTCCATTTTATTATGTTTGATTCAAAATTTTCTGTTATATTAAAAGAATAATTGTTATGATATGTAGCAAAATTATTAATGTTTTTTGTAATTTTTACATTTAAATCTAAAAAAATATTTATTCCTTCTAATTCTATTTCAGAATTGAATAATTGCAATTTATTCCACCATCCTAATAAATCTTTTCTTGGCAATGTTTTAAATATTATATCATTTTTATTCTCATAAACAAAGTCTGATTGATCTATAAAACAATAAAATTTAAAAGGTAAAGTTAAATGTTTTTTTACCATGTCATGCAAATTTTCAACTTTATAGATATCTTCTCTATTATTATAAAAAACACAGCAAACATTTATCATATTATTTGTTTTATGTTGTTACGTAACATTTATACACTATTCAAATTTAAATTTAAAATTAAAAGTATATCTATTTTTAGTATAATCGTTTGCTATTGTACTATGTCTCATTAAAGGATTATAGTTATTAATACAAACAAATGTTCCATCAACTGGATAATGATGATGTATTTCTTTAATACTTCCATCTTCTTGTTCTTTACCAAAACATATTTGTCCATTCCATTCTGGTTTCCATTCAGGATAATCATTAAAGTACATCAATACAATCATATTACAACAATCATCGGAATCATTATGCCAAGGTAAATCTTCTGTACCATTCCATAAACCATAAGTAAAAGATTTAATAGTTCTTAACCAAGTATTCTGTGTCATACCATCTTTTACTAAACTTAATCTTAACGGATCAAAAAATGGCATTTCTAAAACTTTAATTGCTAATTCTTTTACACTATCAGGTGCATTATTGTAACAGTATAAATCTCTTAATTGTTCTTCATAGGGGAAATCATTTATAGTATAAATTTTTTTATTATTAGGAGATATAATATTAGTTAAAGTATCTAATGGCATTTGAGACCATGTTGCTGCAATAGGACCTTTTTTAATATCTGCCTCGGTAAGATTTGAATTTGTTTTATTTTCTATTGTCTTTTGATTTTCTTCAATAAAATTTTCAAATTTAGTTTCTGCTATTATTTGTTTTGCATCTTCAGTCAAATCATTAGGTAATATGCCAATGTTAAATCCTACTTCAAAGAATTTATATACGTCAAATTGATAATCAAAATTAAGGTTCATGTTAGTGTATTTTAAATTTAAAGTTAAAAGTAAATCTGTTTTTAGTTAAATCGTTTTGTTCAACTCTATGTTTAAATAAAGGATTATAATTATTAATACAAACAAATGTTCCATCACTAGGAAAATGTTGATGTATTTCTGTTATAATTCCTTCTTCGTTTTCTTTACCAAAACAAACTTGACCTTTCCATTCAGGTTTCCATTCAGGATAATCATTAAAGTACATTAACATAACCATATAACTACTATCATAATTATCATTATGCCATGCTAAAGTTTCTGTATTATTCCATAAACCATAAGTAAATGGTCTTATTGAACGCAACCAAGATGTATCTTTATGTTGATCTTTTACTAAACTTTTTTTTAATGGCTCAAAAAATTTTAAAGATACTATTTCGTTTGCTAAATTTTTAAGATGATGCGGTGCATTATTGTAACAATATAAATCTTTTAAATTTTCTTCATATCCAAATTCACCAAGTCCATGTTTTTCTAAATTTAAACCTTTAGGTATTTGCATCCAAGTTGCTGAATGAGGTGCAGGCGCATCTGTGTTAAATTTTGTATTACTAACTATTCTTTTTGCTTCTTGTACAAATTCAGAAGGCAATATTCCTACATTAAATCCTATTTCGTGAAATTTATGCACATCAAACTGATAATCAAAATTAAGATTCATCTATTAAAAACTCTTTCTTATAATATTCTTTTATGTCCGGAACAATACCTTTAGTTTCATCTAAAGGCATAATTTTATTTAATATACTATCATAAGTATTTATATCTGCATCATAAGTCTTAAAATATGAATCATTACGATACAACAAATCACCATCATTTAATAATTCATAAAAATCTTCATCAAAATCTTTTGATAACCAATAAGCATAACATATAGCCACAACATAACTTTTAGAAGGATATATAAAAGGCATATCTTTATTGTAAAAATATCTTACAGCATTTTCAACTATATCATTAGAAAATTCTACTGGTAATTTATTAAGATCATCACCATGATCTGTTACCATTCTATGATATAATTCTTGTCTAATTTTCCATTCTTTGTGCATAGTAATCCAATAGTCCTTTATATCCATTGCAACCATTATCTAAATCTTTTACATAACGATAATGTTCCGTTAAACAATGGCCATAATATTTACACTTTCTACATATATCTGAAACATTGTTGATAGGTTCTTGTTCAGCCCATTTTACATATTCTTTAATTGAATTTAACTCTAAAAAGTATTCTTTGTCATTTTCATCAAATTCTAACACAGCAAAATTTCCATTAGGTGTTATATAAACATGATTGTTTGAAAATGCGTTATATTCTTTTTTTAAACTCCTAATTATATTACCTTCATTTATAAAATCAAATCTTTTTTTAATAGGACTTTCAATCCATTTTTTAACAAATAATTCAAAATCTTTATGAGTAACAGGTTGAGAATTGGCTTGATTTATTGAATACGGTTTAATCTCTACACTTTCTATACTAGAACATAAATTCATTTTTTGTATCATATCATCTACATCCATTTCTAAAACCTTTTGACTCGCAAGTATTAATACCGCAATAGGCACAGGACTATGAAACATGTTATTATAAACCAAATCAGACTTTTCTCTTGCTTCAAAATCATAACTTACCCCCAAATAAAAATCATCTTCAAAAAAACCTTCATGTAACATTGAAAGATTTGTTATAATATTGATTTTATCTTTATAGTATTTTCTTATAACATCTTTTAATCCATAAAAATAATCTTTCTTTAAAGCACCTATTTCTCCACCATATAAATCTACCCAATCAATCTTTCTTACTCTACTAATTTCTTTAAGTCTTTGATCAAGTATTGCTAGTGGTATTTTTTTTTGATCTCCCAATTGTTCAGGTGTAAGATAACAAAAGTTGCATCTAAAGTTGCAAAAATAACTAGGATTGATTGATACTGTTATTGATTTCATTTGTTTAAATTAAAGTAAAAAGATGCTTGTATTCTCTGTTTATCTGTTTTACCTGCCCTGTGTTTAAATTTTGTATCATTATTAACTAACACCAAAGAACCAACACTTGGATAAAATGTCCACATTTCTTTATCTGTTTTAAATTGTATTTCTCCTTGTTTATATTTTTTCATTTCTGAAAAATATAGTATAAAAAAGAAATCACATTCTTCTATATCATTATGCCATTCACTTGCTTTTGTATAAATGCCTTCCCACATCTGACGATCTCCCATAACATGTTCGCCAAACATGGGTTGCACTATTTTATCTGAAATATTAAAATGTATGGCCATTAAGGCCTTATCTAATTGTTTAGTATCTCCAGTAGGATGATAGTCGTTATCTGTACCAGGAAAATTCCATTCAATAGTATCAAGATTTACAAGATCAGTATATTTGTTACCTTTAAATACAGTAAATCCTTTTGTAAGAAAATTAGATTTATGTTGTTCAATATTATTCATCTATTAAAAATAAATCTATAGGCATAGCAAGTCTTATTTTTCCAAAAAAAGGTTCTACATTATGATATAAAAAACTTGGAAAAATAATTATATCTCCAGACTTGGGATAAAATTTTATTGGCTTAAACCAATCTTTTAATTCAGAAATATATCCTCTATTTGCGTTATGCCTAGGATCATGTAATATTAATCCACCTCCTTGATTTTGATCTTCACACAATAAATAAAATACAGCACTCAAATGAGAACCGGAATGATTATGTGTGGGCATAGAATAAGAAGATTTGCTACCTGTTATCCAAGCTTTTGTGTGAAAATTTTTTTCAATATTAAGATTTTGTAATTTTAAATATTTTTTAAAAGAAGGTATAACAATTTTTTCTTTAAATGTAATAAAATATTTATCATTAAATAAATTTCCGTCTTTCATATCTAAAGATTCTTTAAATTGTTCTGAATCATAATTAGAGAAAATATGATTTACAACACCATCTAATATTTTTTTATCAACAATGGTGTCTTTCAATATAGTCGTTGGCCAACAATAATTCATACCTTCATTCATATTATTTGTCATAAGCTAAAAACTCTTTACTATTAATTATATTTATAACTATATTTTTAATTTGTTTTTCATATTTTTTTCTTAAATAATTAACAAACAAAGCATTTAATGGTATTAAAAAATTAAAAAAATGATAACTATAAGGCCACTCTATATGTTCATACTTGTATTTAAAAAATCTAATTTCTAAAAAATAATATCTTTTATATTTTTTAAAAAACAATTTATTAATGCTTTCAGCTTCAGCTTCATAAGAATGATTTTCTATTTTTAGTCTTTTAATTTTCATAATACCATCTTTATCTTTATAACTTTCTACATTAGCTATTCTGTCCAAAAATTCAAAAGTTACAAATGGAATATTTTTTAATTTTTCAACAACAATGTCTCTATCTTCAGAATAAGGAAACGCCAATACAACATTAGAAGAATTAAAATTTTTATAATGTCCTTCGCAACTACTAACAGTCATATAATTTTTATTTAAAAACGCAAAAACCATATCTTTAATACCATCTTCAACCTGTTCTTCAAACTTAGGATGGTAAGGACTAACACTTACTGCTAAATAAAGATCACCTCCTTTGTCAGAATCAGAAGCATATATTCTACCATCTTTGTGTTTATAATTTAATACTTCATTTTCAGATATTAATTTTTTTTGATCTATTAAATATTTTTGCTCTTGAATATATTTGTTATTATATTCTACTTGTATTTGATACGAAGAAGTTATTAATAAATCTCTCATAGTATACTTTCATTTATATAAGGTGTTACTTCTATATTTAGTTTGTTAGATTTAAGTATATCTGGTGCAATAGATTTCATTAATTTACAATGTTCTTCTACCATATTATGTTGTTTTAAATCTTTAATTGTTTTTCTACAACCATTACATATCTCAAACATAGGACAAGTAAAACAGGCCTTCTTCATACTAATAAGATTAACATCATCTTGTAATGGCGTAAAAAACTCACCCTTCATTTCTTTATTAAAATCTATTGATTTATCTTTATCATCACCAAACGAACCACAAGAATAATAATCACCACTAGGATTTAATGCACGAATACCACTATCACATTTACGATTTTGAGGACATGATGTTCTACCACCAGTTAATCGTTGCATCATTTGTTTTGTATTAAATTCCCAAGGCGCAAGACCACGTTTCCATATCTCTACATAGATTTGATATATTTTACTCAGTAAATAAGGTTTACCTTGTTCACCGCTGGCCATTGCATAGTTTAATTTACATTCTACGCCGGTTTTACTATAACGTGTAAAGTTGTGTAATGTACCATCAGGTACAACATCTTCACTCATACGTTTTGCAAGTTCTACATTTTTAATTGCAACTTTTTCATTTTCAGGTACTATAACAGATATAAAATCTGGCCTATAACCACAGTGCTCTAACATTGTATCTGAACATTTCCAAAAATCTTCTTCTGTAAATTCTGAATAATCTCCTTTAAGGCGGCCACCTCCATATTGAAACGAAGTAGTTACACCCACTCTTTCATTATTAAATAAGTCTTTCCATTTCTCTGGTTTTTTGTAAAATGGCCACAAATTGGTTGTTAATGCAAGTGTTGTTTTATAATTATTTTTATCTAACCATTTAATAATTTTCCAATAATATTCTGGTTCCATCATTAAAGGATCCCCACCATTAACTATAATTGTTCTCGTTTGAGGAAATCTTTTTAAAAATGTAATTATTTGTTCATGTGATAATTCATCTTTTCTATGTTCGGATATCTTTGTACTAGAACAAAAAGTACATTTAAAGTTACATAACTCAGTAGGTTTAATTATTAAATCCATTTTTTAAACATCTCACTTATTATAATATGTTTATTATTTAAAACCATTTCATCAATAATTTCAGTTCTAAATCTTCCATTTATTTTTTTAATACTTTTTGGAGGAGTATTAATATCGTATAAATCTATAATATAATTATTTATTTTACTATACTCAGGTAATTCTTTTATTATAGCAAAACATTCTTTACAAAAATTACCAGGTGTTAATTTTTCTTCAAACATTGGATATATCAATTCTAATAATTTATTACAAGCTTGATTCATAAAAAACATTTCGTACATTTCTTCTTTGGTAAAACTATAACAACTTTGTATTGTATAGAAATAATTTTGTTTTTGTTTATATAAACTATGTACATTGTCTACACCAGAATCATCTACCAAATCAGTATATACTTTTACAGGTTGAATTTTATATTGTTCCAAATATTCTTTTTTGCTTATATAACTATCTGGCAATAATATATAATCGTGTCTGTTATTACTAAGTGCTTTAAAATTCCATATAATTTCCATTTCATCATAAAAATCTTTTAATGTTGAACCAGGCATTCCTAATATTAATTCTAGTGATGGTACAGGATAACCTTTTTCTCTACATTGTTTTTCTATATGTTTACTCAGTTCTATTTTATCTTTAGATGATAAATCAACTCTTTTAGCAACTTTCATTGCTTCATCAGATATACTTTGAATTGAAACAGTAGGAACAATAGAAATATAATTATCAACCTCATTTAAGTTCCAATATTCAAAATTTTTACTTTGTTTAGAATTTTTAGGTTCAACTCTAGGTCCTACTATTTCAAACCAACAATCAACTAACTTTTTTCTTCTATTTAAATCTTTAGATTTCATTGTAGATATATCTGTTAAATGCACTCCTTGTTGCCATGCGAATTTAAATATTTCTAAATCTCTTTCTTCAAAAGCTCCAAAATTTGCATCTGTTAAAAATGCACTTGTATAACCAGCACGCTTCATAGCAGAAATATCTCTCTTAGCAATATCTACTTTTTTCTTTATAATTTTAGTATCTAATCCGCCACCCCATTCACAATACACACATTTGTATGGACAACCTCTTGTAGTTTCTAATACAATAAATGCTTCCATTTTATGTTCTTTTGAATAATTGCATATTTTTTTTACATAATCAAAATGTTCTTCATATATTGAATAATCAGGCAGGCCACATTTAGTTTGTTTTGTACTATTCATTTCCCAACTGATATCTTCTTTATTAACTTTGCCGTTATTGTCTATATAAGAATTTAGAAAATCTTCTATAAAAACTTCACCAGGTTTTGTAGGTTGACATATAAAATCATAAAATTTTCTTGATTTTAAAAACTCAGGTTCATTTGTACCTATATGTGGACCGCCTAATATACATAAAGCATTTTTGTTTATTTTTTTAACATGTTGAGCAAACAAATCACATATATCATAATTCCATACATAACTACTAATTAAATAAATGTCTGCATTAGGAATTTCATTGTATATATCTTTTATATCTTTGTACTTATTAAATTTATAAGGAGCTTCTAACCATTCAAATTTATCATAATATTTACCAAATCTTCTATAATGACTTTGTATCAGCAAATAAGTTAAATTATTTGCTAAACTCCAATCAGTATGTGGTGGATTTATAAATGCTATTTTATTTTTTTGAATCAGCATACCTAAATGTTTCCTTAAACACACATTCGTTCATATCATGTTCAATAAATTTAAAATCTTGTTTTATAAAGCAGGTAAAAGGACATCTTTGAAAAAACTCACATTCAAAACAATTATATTTTTTCATAAAGTTTTCAATAATTTTAGTACCACTCAAATCTTTTGTATTTGAATCTTGTAATAACACTGCACCAGAACAGCCTTTTGGTATACTACCATCAGGCATTACTGTTAAACTGTTGCCTTTAGTGCAACCCATCCTATTATTTGTTTTGCCATTTAAGAATGGTTCTATGTTTAACATTTTAGGATATTTGTCAACACATAGTTTATAGAATTTAAATGTTTCTGATTCAGCAGGCATCATAAAGACATTTGTTTTTCTAGTTACACTTGGTAATAATGAATCAAAATGTATTTCAAAATTATTATATAGATAATCAAAGTATTCATCACCAGCAACTATTTTTTCAATGTTCTGTTTTGTCAAAACACAACTTATCATTTTAATATGTGATTTAAGAATATCTATATTTTTTTTAAAAGTTTCTAATGCAGGTGTATTAAATCTACCTACAATGTCATAAGAAACTGATAATATGATATTATTTTTTTTAATAAAATCTACGATTAAATCTGTTTTATCAAATACAAGATTGGTAACAAAATTAAATACAACAGTTTTATCAGAAGAAACTTTTTCTCTAACTTGTTTTACAAATTTAGAATATATATCTAAGAAGCCTTTATCTGTCCATGTATCTTGTAACAGTTCACCACCCATAGTGTTTATTATGAAATGTTTTGATCTATCGTTTCGTTCAATGTAACGGGTTATTGTTGGAACTTTATTTAAGATTTCTTCTTCTGAGGCACCCAATATACTTGAATGATCTTGTGGGCAAAAAGCACATGATAAATTGCAATGTTCAAATAAACATAAAACAATTTCAGACCAGTCTATAACTTTATTATCTATTAATTTGTAGAATGATATATCTTCTTGCATTTTCACCTTTATATAACATATGGAGCCAAAATTTCTGTATTATCTTCATTAAATTGATTAAAAATATGTTGCACAAAGTAAGTATTAACTGTAGGAAAACTTATGCTATAAAAAGTACCAGTGGTAACTAAGCTTTCTTGTGATTCTTGATGATTTATTAATTGATCTAATTGTTCATCAGTTATTGTATTAGACTTAACAAGAGGAATAAGATCTAACAAATAACGCCATTCCATACCAGCCGAATCTGTTTCTGAAATTCCAATATTTATTAAAAATTGTTTAATATTAAAAATATCTTCATCTGTAATATTTTCGAAAGAAATCATAGAATCAGACCCCCAATTATTCATAATGTCATAAGCAGCGTGAGATAAAAAATTTAATTTCCAAACAGAATTATTTTGATAAAATGTTTTAATTATAGGATTATCGTATTCAAGAATATCTAAAATATTATTAATATCAATAGTATGTACAATTCCCAGTTTTTCTAAAAATTTTTTATTAAGTAAGCAGTAAGTAAAATGTTCTCTTATTCCATATAAAGATTTTGAAAGTTCTTCTCTTAACAGAGGAATCATAATTGCTTTCAATTCTTCTTTTCTCGAACCATTATATAAATAAGAAGCTAATAATAATTCTATATTAAATTTTCCAACATTTTCATTAATAAAAGTTTCATAATCATCACGATTAATTATTAAAGAATTATATTCAGTTTCTAATTTATTTCTATCAAATAACCAATCAGGCGATGTAGACCAAATTTTTTTGAAATTATAAAATCTTGATATTTTCCAAAAATTTTTATAATCAAAAAATAGTTTTACAAAACTTATAACATCATTAACCGTGGCATTAGGTAATATAATTTTATACCAAAGACTTAATATTTTATAATAATTATTTTTATCAGCATATATGTAAATAGGTTTATTATTTTCTTTTGTTCTTTCATTGAGTATATTAAGCAATTCAAGAAAAGAAACCGGAGTATTTAAATTATCCAAATTTTTACCATAAAATATAAGTTGTCCAAGTCCAATTGTATCTAATACATTCCAATTAGGCACGCCACATTGTTCAGAAACAACTATTCTATCTTTATCCAAATCTATATTAATATCGTGTTCTAAATAAATTTTTCTAAATAGATGCAACATTTTTTATTATTTCCTTATCTTGTTGTTTTGCTGTTATATAATCTTTATTTTTACCTTGAGATATTGCTAGTGTTAATAAAAACATTGGATTGTTTGGATTGCCCCAAAAACTAAACAAATTTCTACCTCTAAACATATAATCAGTAAAATAATGAGTATAAAATTTTAAATTTTTATTTAATACATTATAAAATGAATAAAATCTTTCATGTTTTAATAAACTTAAAAAATTTACACCTGTTAAATCTTTTGTTTCATCTTTAGGAAAAGTTTGTGCATAATTTTTTAGTAAATCAGAATTTACCATATACGCATTGAATATTGTTAAACTATCCAACTTATCAGACCATTTAGAAATTATTTCTTTATTTTCTTGAATGAAATTTTTATAATTATCTTCTTTAACTAAACCTTTGTACTGTAACAAAACATTAATTGTAATATTTTCTAATGAATTAATATTTACTAATGAAATACTATTAAAATAATCTTTTATTAATTCTAAATCCGGTTCTTTTATATCTACAGGTAAATCTAAATTACTTAGATATGTTAACAATTTAGAACCTTTCATTTCACTCTTAGTGTAATCTATAACATAAAAAGTATCTTTATTTGTAAAATACTTTTTTAAATTTTCTATCGATATTGGTGCTGTTGTTTCAATTGTTTGCATTATCTTCTTCCTCTGTTGCTGTGGCAATTTCCATGACAACTCGCATGACATACGTCCACCTGTATTGTTGCAGTATTAACCGATTGTGTACTATACTCCGTTTGTAAATTTGTAAAAAATGTTTCTAAATTTGTTGCTGATATTATTTTCTCTGATTCCACATTTGTAGAGGCAACAGTATTTAACGTTTGTCTATAATCAGTATTTAAATATGCTTTTGCAGTTTGATCATAAATTACTCCACCACCACCAGGATAATTACCACCATAATAACTAAGAACCACATTTAATACTGCTCTTAAATTTCTTATGTTAGTATAAAGAGCTGTTTCTGTAAGTAAAGCATTTACAATATTAGAAGCTGTAATGGTGTTTCCTGTAGAACCTATAGAAGAACCTGTAGCTGTTATCGTAGTTCCATCAGTTGTACCTGCAAACGTGGCATCAGGCATTTGAGAAAAAGGTTTATTATTTGTTCCCCAAATAATAGTCGAATTTGCCGTATCAGTTACAAAATCTTTAAATCTATCCACTATATTTTGTGGTGTTATTGGATTAGTTAATGTTGTCATATTTTATATTGCCTTTTAGTTCCTTCATTAGACTTTTAGGTGCACCACATATATCATCTTGCCAAGCAAGTTGGTGGCAATCACCTCCACAAAACTCAAAAACTTCACAAGAAAAACATATTGGATTTCTTGCCGTTTCACAAGCAATGTTTTCTATTCTAACTGGACTATTTATAATGGTTTGTATATCATCATTTATTGTACCATAAGAGAACTCTGGTGCAGAATTGGGGCACCCTGATATTGTTCCATCGGCATTTATTGTGAATATTTTTTGTTCGCAATCTCGGCAAAACGTACCTCCTTTTAAAAATCCTTTTTCAAATTTACTGTATATAATTTCTAAAGTATCATTATCAAACCAACTCCTACAATTAAACTCTTTGGATTGATGGTGCATTTTTAGAAACCACTTATCTTGTTCTATATTGTTGGGAAATATCTCAGGATGTAATTTTGCGTTACCATTACCCGTTAATCGTTCAAATGATATTTCTTGTACACCCAATTCTTTAATCCATTTTAATAATTCAATAGGTTCCATAGCAATAGTATCTTTAGTTACACTAATAAACAATTTAATTGTGGCACCTTTATTTAATAAATCTTTTACGTTTTTTTCCCACAAATTGTATTGAGTATCATTTTCAAAACGTATTTTAGGATCCCAACTAGTTCCTATTCTATTGTTTAATGGACCTTTTATAAATTGGTAGTGCTCTTCTTTTAATTTTAAAACAAGATTTGAAGTTATGCCCCATGACATATTAGGCCACAAATCTTTACATTCTTCATATACTTTATTCATATGAGATACTGGTGCCAAAAAAGGTTCACCCCCATGAAAATCTAAATGAATTGAATCTGTATCTTTATTAAAATATTGTCTAAATCTTTTTATAAAATCTATTGTTTTGAAATGATCAAAGTAAATCTTTTTACCATTTATACCACTAGTAAAACAGTGTTTGCAATTTAGTTGACAAGTTTCAGTCGTCTTTAAATAAAACATCCAATTCATTAATTAAATCCTATACTTAATGCCCAAGTGTTTTCGGAACTATCAACTTTATGTTTTACACCTTTTGGTATAAAAATCATTTGTTCCTCTTTTAACATAATTGGATGATTATCTACATATACTTTTTTAGAACCTTTTACAACATATAAAAGAACGTTTGTGTCATCTGCATGTTCAGGAAAAGAAAATCCACCATATTGATTGTAAAACAAATGAACACTATTTACTTTATGATTTAATTTAAAATCTTTTAATATTTTTAAATGAAATGATTTATCTTCTAAACCTTCAACTTTTATATGAGAAATATCTTTGTAAGTTTTGATCCAAGTACCATAAGTTATTTCTTCTTTAACTTTATAGTCTTTACCTTCTTTATCTATATAAATTATTTGATTGTTTTCGTATCTTGAAAAAGACATAATTTCATCAGTTAAAGCATCAATCATACTGTAATATTTAGTACGATTAAATTATAGTATAATTGCCTCGATTAAGCCTTTGTCATTATCTTCTAATGCTATCGCAAATACTTTTGTAAATTCTTCACTAATAGTAGCAGCATAACCGTCATTACCAGCAACCAATTCATCTCCTTTTTTAACAGGACCTGAAACTTTTACTTTAACACGACCTTTTAATGCAACTGGTTGACCTTTTCCTTCTGCGTTCATCAAAAAAGCAGGTCTTTCTGATATAACACCAATTGCTCTACAACCAACAAAAGATTTTGTAACTTCTTTTTCTCCACCAATCATTATAACAGTACCAACTTCATATTCTTCATCCGTTTCATAAATCTCGGCTAAATCGGCATATCTTGCTGCAGTAGCCGTGGTATTTAAAACATTAGTAGAAGGATTATAATTTAAATCCGTATCTGTTTTTAAACTTTGGTTTCCTGTAGCAGTAGAAGAAAAAGTTAAATAATTTGTCGTGTTTGAACTATTATCAGCGGTCAAAGAAATAGTGGATGCAATAGATGCCGTTCCAGTAAATGTAGAAGCTGTAACTGTTCCAAATGTTACATTATCAGAAGATACATTTAATTTTGCACCTCTAATCGTATTATCGGCAATATCAGCATTTATAATTGTACTATCAGCAATCATAGTGCCTGTAACCGTTCCAACATCGCCTGTAGTAACAATAGTACCTGTTACGTTTGGTAATGTAAGAGTTCTATTTGCTGTTGGATCAACAACCGTCAAAGTTGTTTTAAAAGCATTACTGGTCGCACCTTCAAAATCAATAGCACCAGAAGAAAGATATAATCCAGAACTTGTAGTTAATCCAGTTACACCTAAAGTTCCTTTAATAGAAGTATTACCATTTGAACCTGTAACTACAAATTTATCTGTATTGATAGTTATGTTTCCTGAAGATACATAATTGCTTGCTGTAAGAGTAGTTCCCGATACTGTCAAAGAATCATTAATAGTGACCAAACTAGTTGCAATTGATCTAATTGTTGCATTAGAAATTTCTATATCACCTAAAGTGTGTAGTGTTCCATTTGCTGTTATGTTTCCTGAATTTGTTGAAAAGTTACTGCCTTGAAAATAACCTGATATAACTACATTTGTAGGTAAACTTAAAGTTAAAGTATCCGTTGCACTTACAACAGCATTAATTTGATTTGTAGTACCTAATACGGTTAATGTTTCTCCAGAACCAATACCTTGTGTAGTATTTACAGAATCTTTAATCGTCCAACCTGCAGCTGAATAAGCAATTGCTGCTAATTCAACAACAGCTCCAACAATAGAAGTTGATGCAATACCAGCTGGCGCCAATAAAGCAGGATTGCCAAAATCATTTGTAGTCAAGTTGTTTAGCTTAACTCGCATTTGTTCTAGTGTATCTGTAGTATTAATTATTGTATATGCCATTTGTTATTTTTTTAAAACCTCTTTCAATAAAACTTTAATTTCTTCTAACTCTGTCTTTAAAGTATTTATTTCTTTAACCGCATTTCTTATTTCATCACTTTGTTGTTCTCTTGATTTAACTCTTTTTAAATAAAGTTCATAATCAGCTTTAGATGTGTTTATAATAGCATTAGAACTAACATCTCTAACTAATGAATCATGACCTTCTACTTTTAATCTCATAAATTCCTACAGTGCTAATGCAATTCCTCTTAAATCTTTTACAATTGGAGGATATGATGAATTAGTTCCTTTTAATACTATTTTAATTTGAAATGCTGTAAATCCTGTAATATTACTTGCTGTATATTTGTATTCATTAAATGTATTATCGTTCAATGCTGGAGTTACAGCAATATCTTCAGAACCATCTGTATTAAATGGTGTCCAAGATAAATCTGTTATATTTCTAACTTCAGATGCACCTGTAACTCTATAATAAACTTTTATGGTAGAAGATGATCTTACGTTTGCAGTAAGTCTAACATCAAAAGCTGTAGAAGTATTTTCTAAAATAACAGGTCGTGTTACATAAATTGCAGCTGATGAAGATCCTGAAGGAGCTGTCGCATCAATAAAATTAGGTGTATTACCAGATGTTGGCGAATTTAGTCTGTTTTGTACTACAACCATACTCATTCTTGATGTATCAATTACAGGAGAAACTTTTGTATTATCAGTATATAAAGAAAGATTGACAAATAATGATTTAGAACCACTCATATGATTAGTTTCATTAATTTGACTAGCCACCATTTGAGGTGCTGTAAAATATATATTGCTTCCTGGAATTATACTTAAAGCATTAGATAAAGTTGTTAAATTAAATTCTGTTTCAGAACCATGTATAGATTTACCAGATGTGGTTTGCATACCATAAATTATAGATGTGCCAGGAACTGTTAAAGTTTGAATATTTAAATTTGCAACATCAAATAATCTATTTTGAGTTACTTGAACTGTTGTACCACCAACATCACCAGATGCAGTAGCCGTGCCAGCAGTTGTAATATCGTAACTATCTAAAGTTACATTTGAAATACTTGTATATGTTCCATTAATCGCTGTATGTGCAATACCATTATAAGTTCCAGCAGCAACACCAGAAATAGTAACACTATTTCCTGTTCCGTGCATACCATGATTTCTGTGGAATACTCTAATTACTCCTGAACTGCTTGTTGTTCTTAATGAATTGTTTGGTAAAATTTTTGTAGGTAAAGTATTATTTACTAGTGTAACTGTACCAATATCATTATTAAATTCTGCTCTATTAATTTTAAATTTTATATCTGTTGTTTGATCTGCTGTCCATGTAGAACCGTTTTGAGATTTAAATAAAACACCTGCATAAGGATTTTCAGATATTGTTCTATCAGAACCTATTTGTGTTTCTCCAATACCTGCAACAAAGGCATTATAACTGTTACAGTTACTTAATAAACAAAAAGAATATTCCGTTTTTTCTTGTAAATAAACAGGAGAAGGGAAAGTAAATTTTGTAGCAACCGTTGCATCATCACTGATATTTACTTGACTAGGATTTAAAACAACTTCACCAAATGGTACAAGTGTTCTTGATGGATATCCATTTACAACTTCTCTTATTTGCATTGTAACAGGTATATTTGCATCTTTTGATTTGAAATATGTTTCTATAGAAGTAATGAATACTCCACCTGTATCATCAATCAAAAAAGTTTGTGCAATAGGATCAATCCATTGTATAATTTCTTGTGTTGTTCTTGTAGAAGCTCTTACAATATTTTGTGTATCTGTAACCGTTTGTCTAACAGTTTGAGCATTTCTTGTAGATATTACACTGCCTTGTACAGTTTCTAAAGAACCTTGTGCTACATAATTAGATTCTGCTGAAGTTTCTACTTCAGTCATATCATTTGTAGAAGAACTTGTTAAACGGAATACTCTAGTTCCAGTTCTCCATCTTGGATTTGAATCGTTAGTAGGATCTGGTATTGTAAATGTTCCAGAAACAGCACCATTAGAATCTGTTATTAAATTTCCTCCTAAAGAACCACCTGTTGGTGTTATATAAGATGAAATAGAAACATTATCAAAATAAGGATAAACTCTAGTATTAGGTTTTAATCTTGTTGCAGTAAAATTAATTGTTCTACTTCTAATAAAAGGAATAAAAGCAACACTTAAAACTCTATCGCCTAATGATGTTTGAACTATTTGAGGAACTATAGCTGTTCTAATACCTGTTCTTGTTTGAGAAATTTGTTGTGTTGTTGTTGTTGTAATATCTCTAGCTAAAACTGTCCATCCGCCGGCACCTCTGCCGTTTCCAGCTTCTGCATTTCTTCCTCTGTAAGCATCTCCAGCACTTGTGGTTTCTACAGGTGTTCCTGCCCAAAAATCTTGCCATTCATTCCATACTGTGCTAACCTCTATATCTTTTAAGTTAGGATTGCCTAAATTAGCAACCATTGTATCAAAAGAACCTTGTTGATTAATTACTAAATCAGGAACTCTGTTAGTTTCTTTCCATTCATCACTAGAAGGATCAAGATTGACAGAACCTGCCCACGTAAATACGTTAAATGGATTTACATTAATATAACGACTTGCATAAGGTTGTTCTATTGTAGTAACTTCTGTATAAGGTAATGTAATTAAATCGCCTGTTTTTTGATAATTGTTTAATGTTCTTTTTTGTTCTGTTATTGTTGTTCCATCACTTGCAGCTTCAATAAATTTAACAGAATCTGAATTGTATGTTGGTCTCATCAAACCATTGGCCATATCCATAGCAACTTTATAATCCAAATTTGTTACATCACCTACACCGTGACCGGTAAAGTTATCTACGATAAATCCATTTTTGAATCTATCAAATCCTTCAGCATCTTGTATTTGTAAAGATTGTGCATTAGATTCTAATAAAGATAATTGAGTGTAATATTCTACATTTGCAATTCTACTTTCTAAACGACCTATGTCTCTCATAGTGTAACGTTTGTTATCAACTTTTTGTATAGATAAATCTGTAATACTTAAAGTATAAGCATTTAAAAACACAGTTGCTATTTGCATAGCATTGTCTATATTTTTAGGTAATTGTGGATTTAAAGAACTTGAACCTTGTGAAACTTTGAAATTTCCATCTTTATCTAAAAATATTTTATCAACTCTAGGTAAATAATATTCAAAATCCGCAGTTACATCTGAATTAAATTGAACTACATCTATTATAGAAGCTCCTAATCCGCTATATTGTCTATCTTGTGTAGCACTTGTTACAGTAGAAGCATCATCAACTCTTGGTCTAAAATCTAAACAATCTCTAAGATCATAAACCGTGCCAGTAGTATCAGAAGTATAACTTTGTATATTTGTATAATCTATTACACTCGAATAAGAATCTACGCTAAAATAATCTCCTGAACCATGAGAAAAATAATCAAAATTAATTAATAATCTTCCTGTTGGAGTTATTGCACCTGTTTTTAATTTTATTCTACCAATGTCATAAAAATTATCTCTTTGTCCATTATCTAAATTAAATCTTGAAGTAACATCAGTATGACTTGTAGTAGCAGGTGTACTAAAATCTGGAGACATGTAAATACTGTTTATTTTATAAATGTCTGCTTTACCTAAACCTATAACTCCTGATTGAATTGTAGTTTGATTAGAAATTGCAGTAGTAACTCCAGCATTTAATGTTTTAGATTTTTCATTAGTAACTGATCTTGAAACTGTTGCAAGTATTTTAATTTTAGAATTTGAATATGCTGAACCAAAATCTAATGTTAATGTTTTTCCTGTTGGAGAACCACCTAGTGTAAATATAGGATTACCATTTCCATTATTACCAGATAAACTTAATACATCTCCTGTAGTTCCAGAACCTGCACCAGTCATTACTGATACTGAAAAATCTTTTTCTGTTAGACTAACAAATGTTTCGTTTGTTCCAGAATTAATTGTAGCTGATCCCGAAGATAATGTTGCTGTAAAATGACGTCTTATATATAAACTTGTATCTGAAGAACCATTATTAGAAGTTGTTTTTAAAGTTTTAATTCTTTTGTATGGTAATTTAAAAATAGAAGTATTTAAATTTGAACCTTGTAATAAAGTTCTTTTTCTGAATCCAGTTGTTTTAGTTGATACATCACTTCCACCAACCGCAACAGAAAATTCTAAATTTGTATTAGATGTAATAGATTCTACTATACGAGTAACTGAAGAACCTGCATCATTAGTAAATGTAACAGAATCTCCTATTCTTAGTTCTGTAGTAAATAGTGTACCAAATCCAGTAACTGTTGTTCCACTATTAGCTATTGAAAAATTTCCATATAATTGATAAGATTCTCCATAAGTTGCATCCGTAGATGTGTCGGCTGTAAATGTAGGAGAACCGGCCATACCAATTTGTTTTACTTGCGAAAAATCAAATTTCTGTACACCTTTAAAATTAACTGCGTTTGATTGAATAACTGCTGTAACTGAAGATGTAGCACCTGTAATAGTTTCTCCAGCTATGAATGTTCCTGTTACGTTATTAAGAACTATAACACCATGGGTTGCTGTACCACCTGATGTATAAGTTGTGTAACCAGACGTATCAACTTTAGTTGTACCGTCTGTTGAATAAAGTTCAAAAGTATCAGTTGCAGGATTTCTTACAGTATAAACATTACCATTTAATTGTGTCATACCACCAACACTTGAAATTGTAACTTGTTGTCCTTCTTTAAATGTGTGTGCAGTTGCTGTTACAACACCAGGATTTGCTTTTGTAACTGCTGAAATTGTTGCTGATTTAGTAGATGTAATAGATTGTTTATAACCATAAGCGCCAGAAGTGCTTCCTGTAATTTTTTCTCCATCTGTAAATGACGGTGCAGTAGTTACGTTTAAATGTGTAAACATTTCTATATCAAATAGATATTGTTTATAAACAGCACTTGTTAAACTAGAACTTGCAAAAATAAATGATGAGGCAGTTCCGTTATTTAATTCAAAACCTTTTGATTTAGCTCTACCAATTTGAGGCACTTTTGCACCAGTAGTAGATTGTTGAGTTCCTCTTGCAGAAGTCGCAGTATCAAATAGATTTACATTTTTAAATGCTTCCACATCACCAGAAAAATAACCAATATCAGGTGTACCATATACATTTGTAACATTTACATAATTTTGTAAATTAAATCTTGTTTTAAAATTGTTTTCCGTAGCATAATCTCTAGCTTTATCTATTTCAACATAAGTTGTTCCAATTTTTTCTATTTCGTAACCTTTTACATACGCTTTTCCTGGAGAAAGTCCAGCTGCTAAAAGATTTGCATCTCCTGTAGGTGAGGTGTAAATACCTCTATTATTACCTGTTAATAGATGTTCTCTCATATCTATATCAAAATCTTTTACCGTATAATCTCCAGATTCATCATAAGTTCTTCTCGCTAAAGTATCTTCCAGCACATTATACGCTGTAGATGTAACTTGATTTTGTCTAATACCGTTAGATAATCTTAATAATTCTACAAAGTTAGCATCTTCTGTTGAAGCTAATGTTCTTTTTGATAATATTAAATCTATTTTAAATCTCCAAGCACCAGGTGCATTGAAATTTGAAGAACCTTGAGCGTTATCATTTAAAGAAGAATCATCATTGGGAGTTACAACACTATCTTCAATTTCTAAACCAATTCTATAACTTGGCGTATTTGTATATTTGTTTAAAATAATTGTTTGTTCTAAAACCGATACGTGAAATCCATTAATATAATAAACACCAGCAGCAATATTAGCAGCAGAACCAGTAGCAGTAGTATTTACAACAGCAGTAGCTAAAGTTGTTACACCATCTATTTCTGTGGCGTTTATAGTTTCGTCATTAGAAAAAACAATAGAAGAATTATTAGTACCTGTAGAACTATATTTTACATATAAAGTATCAGGATCTGTTCCGTCCGTTGCAACTGCATTGATACATGTAGCAACAACACCTGAAGATACTCCTGTTAATTTTTTACCAACATATGAAGATATATCTGAATATGTTTTAGATGTTAATTTAACAGCATAGTAATTTAGATCAAATCCAATTTCACCTGGAATTATCATTGCACCTTTTTGGAAAAGATGGTCGGATATTCTTTCTACTTGATTTTGAAGTATCGATTGAGACTGTGTTAATTCTCTTGCTTGTACAGCATAACCTGGACGAAATAGTACTCTATGAAACTTTTTATCCTGATTATAATCATCAAAATAAGGTGATTGGTTAAAGTCTGTTGGACTTGGCATATTTCTACCTAAAACTCAATTACTAATTTAATATTCTCAGTTTGATCCGCAGCTCTGTTTATTGGTGCTCTATTTTCAATATATAATACATCACCACTATTTGCGTCAATTTCCGAAATAACATATCCATTTGTAAACGTAACTTGATTTAC